CGCATTGACCGCGATAATAACAGGAATTAATGCCTGTAGGCCAATTAACAATTGCCCGCCTATTAATAATAGAGGCCCGATGGCCGCAACAACACCGGCGACGGTTATAATTATTTTTTGCTGTCGGTCGCTCAGATTATTAAACCAGTCCACAGCTTTATTTACTACTTCAATAAGTTTTGATACAATTGGTATCAACTTATCTCCAATATTGATGAGTAAATCCTTTGAGGATTCTTTCAGCGCCCTCATTCTATTTGCAAAGCTATCAGCAGTTCGTGCGGCATCCCCTTGCGCATCGGTTGTCCCTTCAAGAATAATATTCATACGAGCCATCACTTTCTCTTGCTCTGTCGCAGCTCTGATACCTCCTTCAATTCCCATATTCAACAATTCCTGCTCAAGAGTGGCTTGAGTGATGATGACTCCGTACTTTCGGACGGTTTCGTGGTTTCCTACGAGTGCGGACTGCAGATCGCGTATTACATTTGCCTCCGATTCGTTATTGAAACTCGCCATGTCAACGGTAAGCTGTGCAAGGGTTTTGGACATTTTCGCTCCCTCATCACGTGCAAAGCCCAAAGGAACGAATGTGTCCTGAAGTGACGCCATCCATCCCTGTACACTTGCAGTCGAACGCCCGATTGAATCTCCAAAATCTTCAGACCATTTTTTTGTCTCATCTGCGAGCTTGCCGAAAACCACTTCGAATTTTGAACCCATCTCCTCTGCATCTGAAGCGGCTTTTAATGCTAAACCTCCCATCGCGACAATCGGCCCTGTCACAAAAAGACTCATTTTTTTACCGACATTGGTGGCAGATTTTCCGAGTGAGGTAAGTTTTGATTCTGCGCTTTTTAATCCTTCTCCGGTCAGGTCCTCAAGCCGGAGGAATATTTTGGCTTCTGGCATTTTTTCATTTCTGCCTTATAAATATTTCGAATGAGGTCGAGAACTTCCATTTCCAAGGCCTTTTGATCCCAGTATCCGCCCGCATACGGGTAGTGCCGGTAATTGCCGTACTCGTCTCGTAATCTATCGAACAAGGTAATCCATGACGACCATCTCCTGCACCAGCTTGCAAAAGGCTCTCTGTCGGCAATTTTTGCCCCCCTGAAGGCGACATAAGCCGCGAATTGTATCTGCTCTACGTCTTCTGTTCCAAAGGGCGGTTCAGCTCCTCAAGCTCATCGCTTAAGTACCGCACAAGCTGTGGCGCTCTTTCATCAACCGCATCGATAAACTGTTCGTCCCATTTCGCAAATGGGAAATTCGGATCGTCTTTATCCACGCCGATAAGAAGCATCCGGATCCGGCTTTTATGGAGCCACGCCTCATCATTGAAATATGTGTCTCGTGTTTTCCGGTCGGTTCTCGCAAACCGGCTGAGATACCCCTGCACTTCATCCTGCTGCTTTGTCGTGAGCGTCTTGAGCCGTATCAGTATAGGCTCTGCCGCCTTTTCTTCTGATACATACGGACTGATATCCACTTCCTTGCTGTCCCGCATTTCGCGGATTTCGCTTACATCAATCTTTTCCATGATAACCCCTTATTCGCTCCATTTTGTCGTCCGGGCATCTCTATGTGTAATTGCCATCAAATTGGTAGCATTATAGATACCCTCGAAGTTGATGGTGAACGGGATACGGTCCCGTGTGCTTATCACGGGGAGATCCCCGATAAGCCGGCAGGTCGGAATATCGAACGTCACGGCGTAATAATAGCCGGCTTCGATGGTTTCTTCACTCGTGCAAACAAAGCACAAATCAACATCGGTATTGTCTTTTATCGCATCCCTCAGCGCGTCGGTATCGCTTGTCCACTCAAGATCGATAGAGCCGCTCACCATGAAATTCTGCGGATGCGGCTCCGCCCGGTATCGCGTGCCGTCCAATCTGTGAGAAGCATCGGCATCGATGAAATTCTGTATCGTAATCGAACCGCCGATCCCATAGGTTACACCTGAGCCGCCGACTTCCAGTTCGACAAAATCGCCGATATAAGGATCCTTCGTGCTCAGAGAAAGATCAGTCGAGGACTGATCATCGGTTTCTTTCTGACAAAGCAGAGAGAGCACAACTTCAAGATATGCGCCTTTCGTGAACTCGATCGTCATGGTATCGATTACGCTCCCTGGGTATTGGCATACCGTCCCGTGCCGGTCAACTTCGATGTGAAAGCTGGGAAGGTCCCCTCCCGCGACTGCCGGTGTAAATACGTGATCGTAAGCGGTCGTCTCACCAACCCGAGCCGCGGCCGCCTCCGCGCCGAGCACACCGTAAATGAGTTTTGGCAAACTGTCCGGCTGCGCGATGAACCGCAAGTCTCCGGCCGCGCTTTTCGTGCCTTGATGGTATGTATTGTATGCACGGCTTCCGAATATTGCGGGTGAGCGAAGAGGCTCTGTATTTTCGCGCAGGCTTTCATTCACAAGGTCAAGCGCAACATCGGGGGTGTCAGCGTGTCCATATGAAGTCGTCTCAAGCGCATAGCAAGCCGGCTTCCCTCCTGATCCCAAATAAGCTCCCATATTTTGTACCTCCTAATTTCTATTTATGTCATAACGAAACATTGAATATACTTTCAGCTGCGGCTCGTCAAAAAACCACAGACGCCGTACCATAATGAAAAAGTCTTCAAAATACCCTTCAAGAAGCCAGGCGCCGTCATTCTTCGACATCATCTTCGATTTCACTTCCTGAAAAGTCTTTCGGTACTGCTCTCTTTTTTCTGCCGGGATCATCCAATACCTCGCATTTGTCTTTGACTTCTTCATAATCCTCATCGGGGATGTTGATTATCTCTCCAGACATTCTTGATATTACCGAATGCGCTTTCGTTTTAAACGGTGCTAAAGATTTTATTTTTTTCATCACGGACTCCCGCTTGCGTATTGATATTTGATAATGTATGTTGCATCGAATACGGCTCTATTCGACTCCGGGGGAAGATTATACATTTTCACGCCCGCAGGGTTGGTATACATCGCATTTCCCCCGCGCGTGCCGTCTGAAGAAAGCGCCGTTTCGATATCATCTGAAAATTCATTCACTTTCTGTTCCATGTCGTCTGAAGCGGATACTTTCGCAATCACCCCGCGAATAACGACGGTCAGCGTTGAAATAAGATAGTGCCCCTGCACGTCTCTCGGCTCCCGGTCGTCATTCGTCCATTGTATGATTGCCGCTGGCATCTGTTTCGGCTGTAAACGCATCCAGTCGGTCGTCTCCCGTGTCGCAAGACCGATATTGTTGTTATAGCTGTTGTCAATCGTGATAGTTTTCAATACGGTCTCAATATTGTCTAATATGCTTTCGCGCTTTGCCATTGCTCGAATTTCTCCTTGAATGCCTTATCAAATACTCTCATCCACTCGTCCTGGTGCTGGTCTCGTGCCGGTGTAAGAAACGGCCTCGGCCCGCCATGCCCTTTCCCTGTTCCCCGCCATTCCCAGTATGCCCCGTAATCGAATCCTCTGACAGACTGCGCATCCGCACTCACAATTCCGACAACCTCATTTCCCGATATTCGGGACTCTGTTTTCAAGCTCATCCGGAGGCGTCCGGTATCAACATTCAGATGTGTAGGACCTGCGGCAGTAAGATATTTCTCTTGAGACTTCCCCCGCACGTAATCAGCGGCCCGATACAACGGCATGAGGACCAGCTGTTTCATATTCTGTTTGAGATCCTGAAAAAATGTCTTCACTTCTCTATCGTCGAGCTGTATGCTTACCATTTTTTTCTATACAGATCGAGCACCTGCAGCACGCTTTTCGGTACGGTAGTCGTTTCAAGACGGACACTCCCGTCCGCAAGCTGCTGGCTGATAAGCCCGAATCTCCCTTCCTCAGTATTTTTCCAGTAATAGGCCACAAGCTCAAGGCACGCCTGCCGGAGATCGTAGGGAATGGTTGTATACCCAGCTGTGTATTCAGCCTTGATGTTTCGTATGCCTACTGAAAACACACCGCCGTCATACACGAGCTTACATGCGAGGTCTTCCGGCATGTAGACAAGATTCGAGCTGTCGATTTCCGTATCGCTCCCGTATGCTCGGCTGAGATCATCATAGATATGCGTAATCGCCGTTATCGGATAATTTTTCATCAAAAGTACATTTGTCCCGTCCCCGTTGTAGTATTCAGTCAGGCTGCGC